GCCACAGCCACAGCCACAGCCACAGCCACAGCCACAGCCACAGCCACAGCCACAGCCACAGTTCTATCCACAGAACTATCAGCAGTCACAGACACCGGTGCAGGGTGTACAGGGATATGAACAGCAGTTTCCACAGATGTTTCCACAGGCACAGGCACAGGCACAGCCACAGACACAGGCATATCCGCAGACACAGCAGATTCAGCAGATCAGTGAACAGAATGATGTTCTAAATGCTCTGAAAAGTCTCACAAGTGCGGTACAGAGTAACAACGTTAATCTGATGCAGAACACAGTTCCCAAACAGGTTACAACAGAAGATGCTATAGCAAGCATTATCAATCCGCCAAACTATGATGGATTGACAGGGGGTGAAAAATAATGGCGAATACATTAAGTTTCGATCAGATCAGCACAGTGCTGAATGATATCGTTAAACAGGCCACAGGCGTTGAAACTATGAAAGCAACGGACACAAGTTCGTTCGTAGCACAGGCACAGACAGCGTTACTTGTGGGTAATGACAGGATTATGAACAGCATTTCTCAGGTTCTTGACAGGACTATTTTTTCTGTGAGACCGTACAATGCAAAATTCAAGGGACTGAGAAGAACAACACAGCAGTGGGGAAACCATGTGCGTAAGTTGGGTATGTTAGACGATGATTGGGAAAACGATCAGAGACAGCCACTCGATGATGACACAGCGGTTGACATGTACAAGATCAAAAAAGGAAAAGTTTTACAGACTAATTTCTATGGTGGTCAGGTATTCCAGAGACATAGAACGTACTTTCGAGATCAGTTAGATCAGGCTTTCAGAAATCCAGATGAGTTTGGACAGTTCGTGAGCATGTACACTCAGAACACGATGGACATGATCGAACAGGCACATGAAAGTATGGCAAGAGCATGTGTGGCAAACTATATCGGTGCTAAAAACATCTGGCAGACAGGAGTTACAGCAAGTACAGATGGATATACCGGAGAGCATGTTGTTAAGTTGCTCACGATGTACAATACCGAGAACGGAACAACGTTAACCGCTAATGATGTAAGAAAAGCGGAGAATTTCCCGAGTTTTTATAAATGGGCTTGTGCTAAGATCATGACTTACATGGACTTTTTCACAGAGAGAACAACTCGATTCCATGCGAATATCACGGGAAAAGATATTGCACGGCATACTCCGCTGAGTATGCAGAACATCATGATTTTTAGCCCAGATCTTCATACCGCAGATACAACGGTTCTGAGTAACACGTTCCATGACCAGTATCTCAAAATTGCGACAAATGAAAAGGTTAATTTCTGGCAGACACTTGACAGTCCGATGGATATTAATGTAACGCCTTCAGTTATGATTCCGGATGGAAGTGTTGAAAAGGGAGAAGCTCAGGCAATGAGCAATATTTTCGCTGTGCTGTTTGATGAAGAAGCCATGGGCCTTACTACTATCAAACAGTGGAGTAGCACAACGCCTTTCAATAGCGCAGGAGGTTACTGGAATATCTACTATCATTTCACAGATCGTTACTGGAATGATCTTACAGAAAATGGTCTTGTTTTTGTTCTGGAATAGGAGGAAATAATAATGGCGGTAACAGTCAATTTTAAGACAGCAAGCAAAAGAGTTAATTCTACAGGGGTTGTCGGCGGTGATGTTACCGCCGTTTCCTGTAATATAAATGAGCCATGTTCTATTGAAAATCCACAGATCATACTGAGAAATGGAGGATCGGCGCCGAGTTGGAACTACTGTGAGATCGAAGAGTTTGGTAGGTCATACTGGGTTGAAGATTGGGAATACAGAAACAACACTTGGATTGCTCATTGCGTTGTGGATGTGTTAGCAACGTACCGTGATACGATACAGGCAAGTAATTTGTTTTTTATCAGAAGCTCAACGAGTTTTGATGGAGATGTGATGGACACTCTATATCCAACGTTGTCGACACCAGTTAAGAAAAGAACAGTTGTTAATGATGGTTTATTTCCGGTGGCTGAGTATGGACTGAATCAGGGATATTTTGTGTGTGGCATTGTGGGAGAAGATGGACTTACAAATTTCTATGCTTTTATTCCCACTAATTTTGCAGATTTTTGCTCAAAGATATTTTCTACTCTTGATTGGGCGAACATCTCCGGTCAGCAGATCACAGATAGTTTGCTAAAATGTTTGTTCAATCCGTTTCAATATCTGACAAGTGTTATGTGGTTTCCTTGTGAAAATGTTGGTGCAGGAAGTACGCAGGTTTCAGAGGTTAAGTTTGGTTTTTGGTCTTGCGATGTGACTGCGTTGAAGTTGGGTAATAAGCCTTTTTATAGCAGGTCTTTTAATATGCCAGTTTCACAGCATCCGCAAGTTTCACGTGGAACATTTCTAAATGCTTCACCATTTCGCAGGATTCAATTAACTATTGATCCGTGGGGAACGTTCGATATTGACGGAGGAAAAGTTGCAAGTGCTGAGAGCGTAACAGTCAGCGAAACTATTGACTGTATGAGCGGTGTTGGTGTTATGTCAGTGAGCGCAGGAGGTGTTACTTTATATAGTGGTTATGCACAAATTGGAGTTAACATACAGGTAAGTGATTTACGGGCAAACATTATTGAAAGTGGAAGTAATTTGCTAAGTAGTATCGGGAATTTATTTTCTGGCAATTTTTTGGGAAGTGCGTCAGGAGTTGCTAATGCGGTTGAGAGTGCAATACCTGATGTACATACAAGAGGTGTCAATAGTACGTTGTTATCAATAGCACGCATACCTTTCATTATTGAAACGTTCTATAAGATCACGGATGAAGACCGAGCGGATAATGGTAGACCTTATATGAAGAATGGAACAATGCAGGAGTTAGGCGCTGGGTATTATGTGGTTGAAAATGGTTCTATCAATGTGATGGGGGCAACCCGAAACGAAAAAGAACAAATCAAACAGTTTCTTGAGGGGGGTGTTTATTATGCGTAGTTTCCCTGCAAGCAATATATCAATGTTCGTTGCACTTATGACAAGTTCTAACTCAGGTCAGAATCCATGGGGATCTGGTGGGACAGGTGGAATCGGTGGATTAATATTGCAGGCAATGAATTGGTGGATAGAAAAATGTAACGATCCTGCGGTTGGTTATTCACAGGAATACAGAAACGAGCGTACAGTTAACGGTATAACATACTACGATTGTTCCTCTTTTGTGTGGTATGGTTTGAGCCATGCAGGATATGAGATCAATTTGAGTGCATGGCCTTTTACAACCTACACAATGGGCGGAATTTTAAAAAGTCTGGGTTTTGAGGAAATTATAATAACAGACTTTGCGACTTTTGATTTTCACGTAGGAGATATTCTTGTTATTAATAGCAGTGAACATCAACATACAGAAATTGTTCATGATTTGGACAATGGCGGTCATACTATGGGAGCGCATACGTCTAAAAAACCTCTGCCGGATCAGGTTAGTATTAATACATATGATATACAGAGCGGTACACATTACACACATTGTTACCGTTGGCCTTTCTCTGGTGGTGATTGGCAAGTTGGCGGAAACAGTGAGTATTTTGGTAATCCCACGGCTAACCTGTGTGGAAACAATGAAAAAGCCATAAATAACGCAACTGTGATTTTAAATTATTTTAAATCTCAGGGATGGAGTGTAAATGCTATTGCAGGACTTTGTGGAAATATACAGCAAGAAAGTACCTTCAACCCGGCATTAATTGAAATTGGTGGTACTGGACACGGGCTTGTTCAGTGGACACCGCCGACTGATTTATATAAAGTTATTGACGTATTATATGGAAGTCATGATGATTGGTATGATGGTCAGAAACAGTTGAGTGTTATTTTTGCTGAATTTCAGCAAAGTTCGGGAATTAAAAACTGGGGTATTGAGCCACAGTGGTATAGCACAAGTGCGTATCCGTTGAGTTGGAGAGAGTGGAGTGTTAGCACACAGGATGCTGGATACCTGGCACTTGCTTTTCAGGATAACTATGAAAGACCTGCTAGTATACATCAGGAACGTGCCGGTTATGCTAGAGCGTGGTTCGATTATTTTAATAGCTTATAGGAGGTGAATATATGTTTGGATGTGATACAGGTGTTGGGGCTCCCGTGATGTATAATTATATCAATCAGTATAATAGTGGCATATGTCCGAGTACTAACCACTGTAAAAATACTCAGTTATTTTGGTATTTTCAGAGATATTTGTTACAGAAAGCTATTTCTGTCATGAAATGGGATGTTCCTGACAACTGGGATAAGGATTATTTTTTATACTGTTTATATTGTTGGGGTACAGTTGCAATCATTAACACTGACAAGTTTGGTGTAATTCCGCAGGGATGTACGCTCAAGGGGTACAATATTTTTTACAGACCGGCACAGGCGGTTATTAGCAATCCACTCTTAAAAGGTGTGATTGAGCCTGTGATCGGAGAACAGTGCGTTCTTTTCAAGTGTACCGCTGACTATGGCGGAATCATGGATTTAGTAGGACGATATGCTAATGAAATGGCTATCGCTATGGAATCTCTGGATATGAACGTGATGAACAGCAAACTTGCATATGTTTTCAGAGCAAGGAACAAAGCTGGAGCAGAAAGTCTGAAAAAAGTCATGGATAAGGTTATGAGAGGTGAATTAGCTATTTTCTATGACGAGAAACTGAGAATTCAGAGAGGAGATCAGACGGAGGAACCCTGGGATTATTTTGTCAATAATTTACGACAGAACTATATTGCAGGAGATGTTCTGGACACATTGCGGAGATTGGAAGAACTGTTTTGCACTGAGGTTGGTATTCCCTCTGCCAGATCGGATAAGAAAGAAAGAATGATATCTTCCGAAGCTGAAAGCAACGACGTGGAAACATCAACTAGGATGGAAATGTGGTTGGATGGGTGGAAGAAAAGTTGCGCTGATGTTAAAAAGATGTTTGGCGTTGAGGTAAGTGTAAATTGGAGACACAACCCAAGTGAAAATGTTTCACTTGAAACAAAAGGAGGTGATGATGATTGAGTTTATTAACAGTTGAGGGTTTATATAACTATGATAACACATTGTTTGATGGATTCAATGTTCCTGAGGGGCTTGTGAAACAGATTGCTATTGATGCAATTTTGATGCGAACTAGGGAATTAGAAATTCTATATCCCGATTTTACATACATGAAAAACCGTATTACAATATGGAGTAACAAGTATCAGATTAATTGGAAAAAGTTGTATGACACAACAGTGTTGGAATACAACCCGATAGAAAACTATGATAGAATGGAAAATTGGACTGATACTGATGATGAGACGAGCACTAGCGCAAGAGATAACACACGAAACACAACAAACAGCGTAAAAAGCACTAGTACCAATGAAGTTATGAACAGTGTTAACGTGACAGATCAGAACACCACATTTAACGCAGGACTTGCAGATCATGCGAAACAGATCACTGACGGAGACACAACCGAAAATGGAACTATCACCAACACAGAAACCGGAAAAGACACGGAAAACGAAAGTGTTAATAACGGGAGAACCGGAACACACACAAGAACAGGCAGAGCGCATGGAAATATAGGAGTTACAACGTCACAGCAAATGATACAGAGCGAAAGAGATTTAGTAGCTTTTAATATATATGATGTAATTGCAGAAAGTTTTATCGAAAATTTTTGCTTAATGGTATATTGATAGGAGGAAATATTATATGAGTATGGAAAATTTAGGCCCTTACACTAATTTCCACGAGTTAAATCAGGATTGGTTTTTACAGGAATTTAACAAACTTGTAGCTCAGTGGAAAGCAATGCAGAAAAATTTTGACAGCTTGCAGGATGCTTTTAACGATCTAAAAAATTATGTACAGGATTATTTTAAAAATCTGGATGTACAGGAAGAAATTAATAATAAGATTGACAGTTTAGTTGCTGATGGTTATTTTGACACTTTTTTAAATGATTATTTCAAAAATCTTAAAAAACGTGTTTTCATTTTAATTGGTGACAGCTATGGAGAAAATCCTTACGAGTATAAAGGCGGATGGACTACACCTTTTAAAAATTTTTCAGGATTAACAGAGGGGGTTGACTGTTTTACTAAGTGTGTTGGCGGTACCGGTTTTGTAAAAACCGGAAACACGGGTAAAACTTTTCTCGATCTGTTAAAAGATATTAACATTGGTACCGTAAATCCTAAAGATGTTACCGACATATTAGTTTGTGGTGGATGTAATGATGTTGACACAATTTACAATAATCTAAACACAGCTATTTTGGCATTTAGAAATTACTGTAAACAGCATTTTGTAAATGCCAATATTAATATTTCTATGATAGGCATTTTCAAAGCAAGTGAAAAAAGAAAACTTTTACTTTCAAAAGTGTTAAGATCATACCAGTTAGCTGCTAACTATGGAATGATGTATATAGATAGCACATGTTGTTTACATCGTTACGATTTTATTGGTGAAGATGGTATACACCCTACCAGTGCAGGATGTATTAACATTGGCAGGAATTTATACAACGCTTTATTCATAGGGCAGGGGGTACAGTTGATTAATTACAATGAGGAATCACTAAGCGGTGGTAATGATATCACATATGGTGGTACTAATAAATTTTACGGATTCTCTAATAATGGTGTAATTTATTTTGGTATGATAAAAAACACTGTACTCACATTTGGTGAGACAATTAGAATTACTAACAATTCAGATATTGTCATCGGAAATTTAAAATATTCAACACTTTTAGAGAACAATAATTACCCAAACACTATACCAGTACAATGTGTAGCTTTACAGACAAGTGGTAACACTGTTTTGCCTGGCTATATTTATGCTAGTGATGACGGATCAAAAATCACATTACATTTAGTTATCCCAAATGTGCCTAGTGAGATTAGTTCTTGCAAACAGTTGCAAATTTTACCGTTTGAAACAACAATTATTTTTTAATTCTAAATATCAATATATAACAAACACATGTTCGAAAACATCAACCATGTATGTGTTTCTCACACACGGACACAAGTACATAATGTTCCAAAATAACTGATTTTCATAGTGCAATATGCACAATTAATGGATTGATTTCCATTGATAGTTGTGTATATTGCACTAATATTTTGTCCGTTGTGTGCGTACAGCGGACAT